TCGGGATACCGAACACGTCGCCGTCGATCATGTCGGCGCGAGCGGTCGACCATTCTTGCTCAGGAAACGTCTGAACCCCGGCCGCATCACAAAGATCCTTGTCAAGCGCCCAAGTCCACCAGCGATCTGTGAGCAGTGCGTCAACCTCAATGTCGCCGGTCTGTGGCTCGGGGGTGTATCCGCCTTGCACGTGGTTGTCCGCGGCACGATCGGCAAGAGCCCCGAGAATGGAATCGTCCCGATCGGCGGCGCGAACGTATTCGCGCATTTCATTGAACCTGGCTTCATTCAGGTAGTGAGCGTCGGCGGACACGCCAACCGACCCAACGCCTGGCCGGCGGCGGCGAAATCGGTCGTCCACCATGCCCTGGTATGAGGCTTTGGCCGCGCCGAAGGATTCAAGTGCGGTATTCGAAGAGCGAGCCATGGTGATGATCAGCAGCGGAGATTTTGGAAGTTGGCACGCGTAATCGCGCTCGTCGGGCTGCCGTTCACGGCGGTTTCAGAAGTAGATGATCCCCCATTTGCGTCGTACCACTTCTGGGCTTCCTGCCGCTCGGTTTGCAGAAGCTTTACGTCGAACTGCACTGAGCTTTCACGGTTCCCCGACATCGCCGGCGTGAGAACGATCAGCTGGCTGCAGGCGCTGATGTAGGCGGCGCACTGCGATGCCGATCTGAACGGCGGCACGTTATCCAGATAGGACTGGGTAGCGGTGTCAAGTTGGTCGGCGATCGTGGGCATCAGCGTTAAATGTCCGAGCTAGGCCAGCTTCTCGGCCATCATGTCGAGCAGAAACCCATACACATCGCCCTGCGTGCGAAGCTTGACGCCCTCTGCCGTCAGAACGGCGTACAGGCGTGACTGCAGGCACGCCTGCTCGGATGTCAGCTTCACAGTGGGATTACGAGACACGTGCCCGACGGGATCCTGACCCTTTGCCAACTCGCGTTGAACACGAACCATAAGCGGTTCCTGCACAACGGGTTCGCGCGGCGATTCGATTACCGGCTCCGGCGGGGGTGCGACCGCTTCAGCTTCGGCAGCCGCGTTCTCCGCGGTTGGTAGTTCAGTGACCGGCGAAGCAATTTCGGCGGTTGGTTCGACGACCGACACCTCGGCCGGCGCGGCTGGTTCATTCGCCACTGTCGCGGCTGACGAAGAACCCGATGCGGATGCCAACGCATCATTGAGTGCTTTGAGTCGAATCGATCCGACCTTGGGGTCGGCGAGACGCTCGGCCTCGGTCATGCCGCTCCATTCGCGGAGGGATTTTCCGAACATTCTGCGGTCAAGGCCGGTTTCGGGTTGTTTGTTGCTCATAAGGTTGATCTCCGGTCATCGTCGCCCAGGTATCCAGGGACGGCCGTCGGGTTTGCGAATGCCACCGGCGCCGGATGGGCCGGAAAGGGTCATCGGACGCGAGGCGTTGGCGAGCATGACGTCGCGCGTCGGCAGCAGGCGACTGTTGGCGCGATCGGCCATGAAATACAGGCCGACCAATACGTCGAGCATGTGATTCGGCATGCCGTCGCTCTTCAAACGCCAGCCGTACGTCGGCTTGGATCGCTTTTTATTGTTGAGCCGAACGTATTCCTCAGCCGTCGCCTGCTTAAGGAAGTCGTCGGACGTTTCGCGGTGGAAGTGCAGCGCGCCAGCGCCATCGCCGAGGCGGGCGTACAGCGCAAACAGCTTTTCCTTGTAGATCCCGGTATTGATCCGAAAAAGCTTGATGCCCGTGGGCATTCGCTCGCCGTTCAATCGTCGCTCGAGCAGCGACATGCGCCACTTCTCGCCGCCGGTGTGTTGATCATCGCCTTTGGTCAGGAGAATCCGGTCGGGCCGCATCCGCCACCGGTCATAGCTCTCGTAAGTGCGATGGCCGCCGCTGTCGAAGCCGAGCAAATCACACGTCAGCTTCAGATCCGGGTTGTCTTCGTACGCGAACGGTGTGTCGAGACAGAGCTTTTCGACCTCGGCGAAGCTTTCCGCCTGCCCGTACTGGACGATCCAGCACTCTTCTCCGGGCCCAAAGGCGGCGATTCCATACCAAAGCCAGTTGTCCTGCACGTCGGCATACGCGAGCAGCTGGACGGCGCGGCACGGAATCAGGCTCGGCGAGTGCGACCCGACCAGCTTTTTCCTCAGCTCTGACCAATCCGCCGACTGCGTCGTCTCTTTCCACGGCAACGCCCGCCAGGTGTTGTGAAAAACCCGGAAATCCTTTCGGTTGTCCTTCGTTTTGAAGAACTTCGCGAGGAATTGGCTGAATGTTCGCCAGGGGCTGATCGCGACGTCGGTCCAGTAGCCGCGGTTACGCGTGATCGGCGGCTTGCCGCTAAGTTTGGGTACGAAACGATCGGCCAGCGGAATTCGAAAATGCGATTGAGCGACTTCTGAGGGATCGTCGACGTTAAGACGGCCGGCAATCACCTGGCAGGCTGGCACCCAAATGCCGCGCTGGGTCATCCAGTACTTGTCCGGGTTGGCGATCAGGCCGCCGCAGTCCGGATGCTCGCATCTATATCGCGCGAGGTTCTTATTCTCGACGATGTCCGGGTTCCGCTCCTCCTCGTGACCTGGGATCAGAACAATATTCTCAAAGCGGAGGACCTGGTACGTGCCGCAGTACGGGCACGGGCACCAATATCGCCGGCGGTCCGATTGTTCATAAGCGACCCAGGCGGCGCCATCGTTCAGCGTCGGAGTCGTGACGCCGTACTGTTTGCCGCGGTGTTCGAACGTGGTGATGCGTTCGAGCAGCAGCGTCCAGATGCTGCCGAGTCGTTCAGATTTCGCCTGAGCTTCGCAGTTGTCGACCTCGTCGAAGAGGTTGAGGCCTGAAGTACGGCGAAGGAAGTCGGATGGCGTTGTCGCCTGGCCGGCGAGCACAGTCATGGTGTCGAGCACCAGCGACTCGTCGCTCGCCCAGTTGCTCCCTCGGATGTGGCTCGCCAATTTCGGCGAACACTCGATCATCCGGCGGATGGCGCCGCTGAATTCTTCCTTGATGTCCTTTTCGCGCTCGAGGACGTAGATCGCGGGCAATGGCCGGCGGTCAATCGAATACGCGAGTACGTTTTTGAGGACTTCGGACTTGCCGCAGCGGCTCGGACCAAGGATTGTGACCGTGCCGACCGTGGGATCGGTCAACGCGTTGGTCGGTTCGATCCAATACGGCGTGTAGTCGTACCGGAACGGGCCCGGCTGGGCGACGTCGCGATCGCTTAGAACCCGGTGTCGCTCCACCCATTCGGTGACGAGGATCTCTTCGGGCGGGCGAAGTATCGCGCCCACCGAGTCTGGCAGCGCGAATTCGACCACGGCAATCACATCTTCAGCGTCGCGCGGCCGGCCGGCCGCGGGCTTTTGGTAAGTTGGCGGCCTTCACCACCTGTTCAATCGTTTCAAGTTCCAGCAGCTGTCGCGCGGCCAGTGATTCGCGAGCAGCCCTGAAGCGGGCGTGCAGACAGCTTTCAATTTGGCCGGGGTCTTTCCCGGCCAATTCTGGCGGCAACGACCGCTCCAGGTCTGCCAGCGTTTGAACGAAGAGCTTGGCCAAGCCTTCGAGCGCGCCATCGAGCAGATGCTTCTCGACCAGCGTCCCTTCCAGCTTCTTTCGCTGGGTGCGCTTGAGCAGCATGCTCTCAAGCTTCAGGTGCTTGTTGATTTTGACGGTGTCGTCGTCAGAGGACGCCGACCCGCCGCGATCTTCCTGGAGCTGTCGACGCCAGGCGTTAATTCGTTGAAGATCGGTCGCTGACCACGGTGCCCTGCGTTTTACGGGCCATTCGGCGCGCTGCAGGTACTCCCGCACGGTCGACTCGCCCACGCCCAGGGCCTTGGCTAGAGCACGACCTGACTTGATGGATGATGCCATGCGCGGGTGCGCCCCTTAAATTTGCCAATTTTCGAGGAAGAGCGCGAGATCACCTAAACCGCGACCCCTCCACCCCCCTAGAAAGGACCCACGATTTTATAGGCAAGGGTTGTTGGTACATGGTTTGATGGGCGGGTTCCCCCATCTTTTGAACCCGCGTTTCAACTAGCCAGCGCGAGAGGCAGAATCTTTCGCTTGATGTCTTCTGCAC